GGCCCCCGTCTGGGGACTAGCTACGCTGTCCCCTCTCCCCCCTCGGTCACGCCTTCGGCGTGTCCGTCTTAGCCGCAGGAACCTCCGGTTCCTGAGCAATCCGCACAAGCATAGGCTCAGCGGGCTTCTTGAGCGCCGCCTCACGTTCAGCGGCTTGCGCCGCTTCGAGTTCGGCCATGCGCTTAAACTCAGCCCTGCGAGCCTGCAAGGTGCGGAAACGCTCGATTACATCGAGCTCATCGGCAAAAACGGGAACCGCTTCCAAGGAAGCAACAACCTCGGGAGGATAAACGGCCGCTCGCCAGTCTTCCAGACGCTCGCCAGCCGCAACCATTTCGCGAACCTGTTGCTCAATAGAACGATAACCGGCCCTTTCAACCAGGTCCGGAAAATCACCAATCTGAACCCAGCCCTTGCCGGGCTGGTAGGTCGAAGGATCGACGTACGAGGCAGGGACAGGAACAAGAGAAACCAACACAGTTGAAAGCCTCTCCAAAAGCTGATCAGAAGAAGTAGCCATTTAAACCTCAAATCCGGTAGAGACCGGGCTCACCAAACTCAGGAATCGGACGAACCGCCCGAACAGCATTGCCAACCGAAACCAACAAACCAGGCTGAGAAGGAAGCGCAAAAATGCGTTTCAAGGTGGTGGAAGTCAGCTCAGCAGAACCAAGCTGGACAAACGCCGAGTTCAACGCAGGACGAGACGAAAAAATCCGACCAAGATGCCAGTAATTCAGGGTCGTCTGAAACAAACCATGAACCGTATTACGTTCATAGCGATACTCATTGTAACGACCCTGATACCCAAAAGTCGTCTGATTAGCACCATCCGAAGCCAGATAGAGTTCCTGGTTCTGGACAATCTGCTCGCCCAAACCAGCAAACTCCGGGAAAAAGAAGTCATACTTCGACGACCGCAACCAAGAACGGGGAATACCCTGCTGGTAAGAAGGAACAGGCATAACCGACAACACGCCGATCATGTAACCAAATTCAACAGCGGTATAACGCCCAATGTAATTACGGCCAACAGTCATACCGTGGCCAAACATGGTACCAGCCGCCGTGGGAGCCGAAGCAGTATTAGAGGTCTGCAGAACCTCAGAAAAAACAACCGGCTGTTTCATACCGCCGACATACTCAGGACGCTGGAGCCGCTCGTCCCTGGGGTGAACACCATAAATAGATTGCAAAAACTCAGTGTAACGCACACCAGACCGAGCGTTACGTTCCAGCAACCGTTGAATAACAGTATTCAACCGGAAGTCATTCAAAGTAAACGTCGTCGCCGCACTCAAAGAAACAGCGTTAGCATTCAACGCACCCGAACCGAACGAATTGCCAGCACCACCAGTCCCAAAGGTCCAATGATTACTAGTATCAACAGCGGCAGAATGCGACGCAACAGTACCAGTCACGTTAGACCAAACCGCACTAGTACTACCAGAAACCGGGAAAGCAGGAGACGTGCCACGCTGAGGCCACGGAAGAGACGAGGTAAAAAAATCCTTCGTCCAGTTCCGATACAGCACAGCCTCACTGGTAGTAATGTCAACCTCGGTCTGCAACGTCTCATCCCGAAAATATTCATTCCAAATCAGATTGTAAGCACGCTTAGGAAAATCAATCGGAACGATAGCATCAGGGTAAGCAGTGGTGAAACTGTTCGCCGCGGACCAACAAGGCAAACCGAAATAGTCCCACAACGAACCGATATCATGGTTTCCCGCACCAACGTTCCAACGAGGAACAACAGCCGCATTGGTACCAGACACACCGCCAGTAATAAACGACTCCCAGTCATTACCACTAGAACCGATCTTGTCCCAGACCAGCCGGTTAGGAACAAAGAAGTAGTGAATAGTAGCGTTGACCTGGTGAAGCGGCGGCGCAATCATCGCCTGAAACCGAATCACAAGATCATTCGACACCTCAAAAGAATCACCCGGAACCATCTCCATACAAAACGTAGGAACGAGCTGACCAAAATCTGCAGTCAGCTTCTTCTCATGCGAAAGATCAAACACGCCCCTATGAGGGCGCATACCCTGCACAACCTGAAACGCCCCGTTACGGGCCGGGGCACCAGCCTGAACAGCACCGTCCATCAAAAGCCTTCCTGGCGCTGAGAAGCGACCACCATCTCCTCAACCTGACGAAGAGAAACCGGCTCACGACTCACAGAGTAAAACCTAGGCTCACCAACAGAGACAAAACCACGAACATCACGAACGTCAAACTCCCCAGCATGAACGCATACAACGAAATCAGCAGGATTGATGTTCGGGGCCGACTTCACAAGCGCATCAACATTGCGCCACATAAGACCGGGATTCTTGGCGAAAAACAACGGACCATGCTCGCCAGCAACCACATCAAACACGGAACAAACTTGCATCAACTCAGAGGCCATTCTCACGACTCCTTTTAACCGACTCCCAACTAGCCTGATTCACATCAACCTGAGCCCGCACAGCATCAACAGAATCGATAACGGCCCAAGCCGCCCGAACACGATCAACTGCAGTCACAGGATTAGCCAGACCGGAACGCTCAAGATGAACCCGATAGGTCTCCTCGAGCATCTCACGCATAGCGGGATTAGTAGCAAGGTCAACATCAAGCAACTTTCTAAAATACCGGGGCAACGCCACCGGCTGACCGTTAACGGTCAACTTACCGTCAGTCAGAATACGAACAGCATTAGCCATAGCAAACCGCTTGCCAATGCGCTTAGACATCAAAGCAAACGGAGGAACCTTGAAATTCAAATCAACTCGACTATCAACCTCCTTCAAAAGATAACCAGCGACATACCGGGCACGAGCCAACTTGAAAGCCGTAACCTCAACCTGACCTTTACCCCACGACTCTAAAACAACCTGAGCCTCAGCAACAGCCAAACCGAACACCACAGCGTGATAATGAGGCCGACCATAACGCTCGCCATACTCGCCACACGCAAAATACTTAAGCTTACGACCAACCAATGATTTACGCAGACGCTTAAAAAACAACTGCAACTCACGTTTATCGAGAGAACCGTCAATCGGAAGAAACTCGTCGGCATACGTCAACGTAATGAACGAGACATCCGAGAAATAATCGGCTTCCCAATACATCCTGTGGGTCCAGTCCTCGGCGCGGTTCACACGACAAGCGGCACACCGACCACAAGGAACCGGCACATCGTGGCGCCCCCCTTTTCCTGACCTCAGGTACAAAGGGTGCGCACAGATCACAACCGATAACCGCCACGGCTGACAAACACCCGGCTAATGCGACGACGACGCATAAAAGTACCTCCTTCCACGAATCTTCTTAGGTGGCCGACGACCACTCATTTAAACAACCCAAACAAACCCTTGAGAACATCAAGGAATTTACTAGACCCAGCCGGAAGCGCCGCGTTGAAAGCCTCAGAATTATTCAATTCAATACCCGCAGTTTTAAGAGCAACAATCTTCGCCGCCAAATCAGTCAACATAGGCGTATTGGACGAATCGGGACTAGACTGCAAACCACCGGTACGAAACCTTTGTTCAACCATGTTGTAAAACGTAAGCATAGCCTGATTCTTAGTAAGATCAACACCAGCCTTTTTAGCCTCACCATCAATAGCGGCGTTGACATTAGCCAAATCCAAACCCTTAAGCGAGGACACAAGAGCGTCCAACTTAGTAGGATTAGCCGCCGCATTAAAATTATTCTGCAACTGCATGGCAGTGAGATTCAAAGGGTTAGCTTGCTGAGCAAAAGCATTAGCAATATTCTGACCGTCAGTCTCAGCAGAAGTCTTGTCTTTTTGCATTTGAATCAAACCAGTCTGAGCAATAGTCTGCTGAAGATCAGTAACACCTTTCATCAAACTCATAACGGCCCCAATAGGATTGCCGCCAGAATTACCACCAGTCGAGACGACCGAACCACCAGCGGGAGAACCCGCCGCCAACTGAGGATTAACGCCAGCCAACTCCATGTCATGCGCACGACGCTGAACAGCAGTATTGGCCAAATCGATATTAGTCTGATTGGCTTCCCGCATAGCATCGACCTGGGCTTTACCAGTGAAAGCGTCCACAGACTGACCAACCCAGTTACCAAAGTTACCCGCCATCTGTCCAATATCATCAAAGAAACTCATAACCATCTCCCTTCGGGACCTCATGACCCCTCATCGGTGTCAATGGGCCATATTACGTCGAGAAGACATATGGCCCTACCGCGCCGTACCGGCTTGCTTACACCTTGCCCGGAAGGGCAAGATGTTTAAACCACAAAAGCTCCTCACGCGCCCGAACGAGGCGCCTACGGAGAGACTGAACAGAAGTTTCCTTCTGATAGGAACCTCCTGGAACACAGAATATCCACACACGACCCTTGAAACCAGGGTAGTACGTATACTGAAACTCAAACTCTGGATACTGAGCACGAAGCTCAAAAAGAATAGACTCAACTGAACGTCTCATAACACAAATATACAACAGGGTTGCAACGTTTGCAACAACGATCCACAGAAGTGCAACAAAAAACCGACCCCAAAGGGTCGGTCGAAAAAATCTAACAGGTTCGCTACCCGGGGGGCTGACGCCCCCCGGGCCCCCGTCTGGGGACTAGCTACGCTGTCCCCTCTCCCCCCTCGGTCACGCCTTCGGCGTGTCCGTCTTAGCCGCAGGAACCTCCGGTTCCTGAGCAATCCGCACAAGCATAGGCTCAGCGGGCTT